ACTTGGGGAGACGTTTTAAATCGCGCCAACCTCGGAATGGAAGTGATGCATGAGCGTAACGCTCACAACTTCCCACTTGATCTAGCTGCTTCAGCTACTAGTGAGATAGCTTTAATTGCCCCTGCAATTGGCTAACCGAGAAGATACCGCCCCGCTTTTGCGGGGCTACACCATATGAATTTGCCACCAATAGATATTAATGTTGACGCTGCTCGTTTAAATGAGATAGGAGCATCAAGTCATCAAGAAAATCAAGCAATTAATCAGACCTTAAAAACTCAAGAAGTTAGAGGTGATATTGCTAACAATCAAAGTATTTCATCGTTACAAGAAGCAGCAAAAACAGCAGCTTTGCGTGCAAGGCAGGAAGAGCATCAGATGGCTACATTAGACCAATATTATGTAGCAGAAATAAAGAAAGCATCTGGACTGAATGCTGCTAATTCTGGAAGTAATGAGCTTGCCATGTTCGCTAGAGCAAACCCTGAAGCTCTGAGAGCCCTTCTTTCTTAGTATTAATAGTTAGGATAAAAATAGTCGTAATTACCTAATGCGTCTAGCGGCAAGTGGGTCGATAGATGATGAATTTTATTATTCTCAAATCGAGGATGATAAAAGATTTGCGGGTGATGATGATTTGGATATATTTCTCGAAACTTACGAGTTACTTAGATCAAAAGGATACAGTAATAATGCGGCAACCGACGTAGCGGAGAGAATGACTTTACGTCAAGAGCCGATGGCAAATAAAACTGTGCGTTTTGCAAGAATCTACGATGACTCATCCATTAACAGTGAAGAAAGCGGTATCGCTGATTGAGAGATTTGAAGGTACAGAAGTTGAATCTTACTTAGATCCATTAGGTATCCCAACAATATGCACAGGCATGACTCGTTACTCCAATGGAGAGCCTGTTCGATTAGGTGATGTGTGTTATGAATCAATTTGTACTGCTTATACAGAAGAACAAATAGGAAGAGATATTCTGCCTGAAATGTCCAAGATTCCAGGATGGGATAACTTAGGTTCTTGCAGGCAGTCTGCTTTGATTAGCTTTGCTTGGAATATGGGATATGACTTCTATGAAAGACCAGAGTTTGAAGAATTGCAGATTGTTTTACAAGAAGGATCTGTTCGTCCAGAAGCTTACGAAGATGTCGGATATGTTCTAAGTCGATATGCCAAGTCTGCTGGTGTAGAAATGCCGGGTTTAATGTATCGCCGTGAAATAGAAGCAAATGAATGGCAGAAAGAAGCAGTTAATCCAATTCATTTAACTGCATCTCAAGACACTTATTTGAAGAAAGCTCCCATTGATAGTTTGCAGTTATCAGATAACGGAAAAGAATATATCGAAGTTGACGAAGAGCTTACAGTTTCGTGCATCAAAGAAATCCCAAGAGATGCTCATTGTAAAGTCAAGCTTTTAGGTAGTGGCGAAGAGTGGATTCTTTATCAGCCTCATTGGAGAGAAAAAGTAGCAACAAATTTTGTTACCAAGAAAGCTGAATCAATTGACTGGAATGTTTTGGAAGATCGAGCAGGAATATATCTAACTGTTGGAGAGATACTTCAATATGACCCCTGTAGAGCCCCTCTAAGGGGTAGCGAGGACGAAGGACATCTCATAGAGCTAGCAAAACAGTTTGATGCACTCAGAGAGGCTTGGGGAGCACCTATAGGAGTGGTTGGTGGATATCGACCAGAAGAAAAGATTGTTGATAACTATCACTCAAAAGGTATGGCTCTAGATGTCTATCCAGTTAATGATTCTTTGAAAGAATTTAGTAAATGGTTAGGGAAAAGATGGAGTGGAGGATTCTTGCTAAACGAGAAAAAAGGTTATTTGCATATTGATATTCGTCGAGGTGGAACGTTCTCTAAACGCCCTCAACAGTCTTTAAAATCTTTTGCCATCTGAGAACCCAATTCGGCTCCCTTATCCATACCGAACATTGTTGCGGCACCAGATAAGAATGGTCCTACGATTGGCACTCCTGAGACGGTTGGTGCAACTGCTGTTCCAACTGCGGAACCAACAAGCCTACCCGTGTTCTTGCCAGAGCCTCCTGCTTCAATACAGGCAATTTGCTTAGCCGTGAGTCCGGGATTGCGAATTGATGATTGGTTAAATTCATCTCCAACAGGCGATTGTCTAAGTAAGTAAGTATCTGACTTGCCTTTTCTAAAGAAACCCGAGGGTTTTTGAATTGTCTTTATCTCCTCTACTATTTTAGGATCATGCATCCGATGTTTGATGTTGTAAGACTGGGTGTCGCCAGACTTAAAAACATCAATGCTGTATGAGGAGTATTGACTTACAGGAAGATTAAATTTAGGTAAATTATCAGATTTGCTTAGCAGGGTTAGTGCAAATAGATTGGAAACACCAAGTGCTAAACCAATTCCGGTAAGCAACAATCCTCGCTGAGCCATAATTTAAATTACTTTGATAGCCATGGCACCGATGTTGAATTGAACGGTGTCACCTAGTTGTACATCGACGTTTGTCGTCAATGAACCTGATGCTAGGAAATTACCAGAGGTAGCTGCGTCCCAAATACCGAAATTCGTAACAGTTGCTCCACTGGAGTTTTGTGCGCTAGTCGTTATCTGACAAACACTTGAGTTAGTTATTTGAAAACCACCACCACTCGCAGATCCAACAGTGCTGAAGTTACCGCTAGCTATTGCGACACGAGTACTGTTGCCACGAATAGAAGCAGTTACATCGTTATTGGTTCCAGCAGTACCAGGGTCGGCAGTATGGAGCGAAATATATACATTTGTTAGGGCAGTTGGAAAACTTGTGTTTTTTATCCAGCTAAGAACTTTGGTTGCTAGATATTGAGAAAATGCCATTAATTCGTCAGCTCATCAATTACATTCTGGCAAGATTGGTAGACGTATTGTTAGTAACCACCACCAGGGGATGTAACTGTTAGTGTAGCCGTATTTGTATTCGAACCGCTGGCTACTCCTTCAATTCGCCATACCATCATAATTCTGCCGAAGGTTGCATTCTGAAGGGTGGCAGTACCCGTCATTATTGTGATCGTTGCAGTCGGTAAGGCTTGTTGGGAAGATAAACCATTTAGAACCTTAAGTTGATTAACTGGTTGAAGAGTCAGGCTTCCATCTGACGTACCGCTGGCTAAACCGTAAAGTTTGACTAAAGCTATTCTTCCTGATAATTCAGCTGATCCAATCGCGTCACCATAGATCAGGATATATCTAATGACTTGGATATTTGCACTAAACGGCAGCGACTGCCATTGGGAGTTAGTGATGGTAAAATAATAAGTTCCCTGTGGTTGCTGAAGAGTTGCTTCTAATGGAATCGTATTGATGATTTCATTGTGAAACGTAAAACCTAAATTGTTCAGAGGTAACTGGTTATATTCACCATCTAGTAATCCAACAGCAATATATTTATCTTCGTGCTTATTAAGACTGTTCTTGGTGATGCGTAAGTCCGATTCACCTTGAGTAACGACCTTGAAGTAAAGGGTATTGGCACCATCTTCTGATCCGAGCTTCCCAGTAATTGTGGTACTGAGGTTCCCTACAGATCCAAAGTTCTTTGCCTTTGCTGGACTGTTGTACTTGACAAATTCAGGTCTTAAAAAAGAAGGCGAGGTCTTATCACTCCCTCCGTAAGATCCCTTGAGCTTATCTATTGAACTGCTTACATCAGACATAATGATCAGCACTCATATAATCGACATTCCTCGTCGGATGGATTCTCTTCACAGTATTCAAGGTAGAGTCTCCTAGATCGAGAGATGTTGGATGAGTGGAGGTCGTCGGGTTCAAGAGAGTCGTTCATAGACATGAAAACCCTTGTATAGTCGTATTTTAATGAATCCAACATGTCAGGAGCCGTCCACGCTAGCAAAACGCAGACGGGTCAATTTAAAGTCTTAAGAAACTACAAAAATTAAGACTCCTGACTATCTCAAATACCCCTGCCGTAGTTCTGCTTCGGGGCAGATTTAATCTACCTGAAATTTGAGATACGTTGCTGCAATGTTTTCCTCATATTGATGTGTACGAGGGGTCTGATCAGTTGTCTTAATTCATTTAATGAATCTTTCTTGAAGCTCAAGTGAATAATACTGATTTGATTTCTAAGGATCTTTGTTGGTATTCCAAGATCATTAAACCATGATTCCAATTCTCCGTAGTCATGTTCGCTGTATCTCCCTCTGATAGAGCCTTGCTTTCCAATTACTCTTCCCTGGTCTATCCATAAAGCAGCAGCTCCTTTAAGTCCAGCAATATTTAGCACTTCTCTAGATAAACGCTTCTTATCTTTCGGATAAATCAACTCATATACTCTCCATAAATTATCGCCTTGAAAGCGAAACCTTTCCTTGTCGTAGAAACCATCCGTGGCAATACGGTCTCGATAGAACTCAAAGGCTCCGTCATGGTGTTCCTTTAAAAGCCTTAGCTGGTGGGATAAATATCTACGATCTATTTCAGATCTTGCAATTTCCAGCCAAGGTCGCTTCTTCGGTCCTTTCAGACTGATGCTCCCCTTTCCCAAGATGTAGCTCAGTGCGTGCGCTACGAATTGAGCTGACATTCCAATCCTCCTGAAGAAATAAATGTTTTCTGCTTTTAGGTGCGTAATCAATAAGACCTTCTTGGATCTTCAACGTTTGCTCTTTATCAAAAAAGATTCTGGGTCTCGTGTATGTTTCATCTAGTTTTGACGTTGCGCCAGTCAACATTTGTAGCCAACTGGAGATCATTTGTGCTTCTTCTTGAGTACATCCAACCCTGCTAAGCAAAGCAGTTCCTTTTTTGTGGATTTTTACACTTTCCGCCCAGAGCCATGCAGCTGCTTGTGCTCCAAGCAAATTAAGTGTGGTTTGTGTTATCTGTCTCTCTCCGATGGGGTAGAGAAGATTGTATACAGGACGCAATTTGTTAGTTGAGACTCTAAAACGTAAAACAGTACTTCTTTTACCATCACTACGTTGTCTGGTCTTATAGGGAACAATTTTGGCCCTAGTGAAAATAAATTGCTTAAATTCTTCAACTTTTTCTTCAAGGAATGCGGAGTCAGATTCACCTGCCGTCATCGTTAACTGCACATATCCCCCGCTGGGAGTGCGATATGGGACAAGGCTACCGTCTGCTATCAACAATCCCAAGATTCCACGAACATCTGTGGGCTCCAAATTTTTACCCTATGAGATGTATTTATGATATAAGCAACACACTATAGGTGTGTATTTGTTCCCTATAAGTTTCGGAGTTATAAATCCCAATGTGGATTGATAATGATTTTCCAAAACTGCTAGGAGCCGAGCTCTACCGTCCTCATCCCGGTTATATCATCGAGATGGCTGTAGAGCCTGTGGTTGTTCACGACTTCGATGGAGTCCATACAACGTAAGTTGTTTGAAAAATTGGGTGAATTGCTGGAAGACCGGATCTGAAAAGAAGGTTAATCAGCAGCCAAGCCAGACGACAATCTGGAAGGTTCAGAGACTAGACGACCGGAGGCAACTCTATGATTCGTCCACGAGCGCCCAACCCCTGTAAAAGGGTGAAGAGATAGTCCAATCACAAGAGTCCTTAATCTTGTGGGTGAGGATAAAGAGCCACACCATTAATACTTGTTCGAAACAACCAGGCCAAACTGTTCAGTTAGACCGTTAAGCGATAGCGGTCATTAAATCCCGAGAATTGCTGGAAGCCCTCCTTAATTGGGTAATCAGCAGCCGAGCCAACCTACAAGTTGGAAGGTTCAGAGACTAACTCCCGAGTGGTAACACAGTATTGGAGACACGAGAACGGGACAATTAGGTTTACTAATTGATGAGATAGTCCAACCTGCATCGATAGAAAAGATGTAGAACTATCGGATAAAGAGCCGATAGGGTAATACTTGTATCGTTTCTGGGGAAATCCTGGTAATAAGGATTCCAGAGAGCGTACAGCTGATCAGACACTTGGTACCGCATCTAGCAGAAATATTGTTAAGGATAAGGTTCTCGTAAACCTTAAGGAGTACACAGGACCAGCCGATCCAGGCGATGCCACATCTCCTTCAACATTTAAGGTTGCAAGAGAAACTCTCTTAACAGCACAACGTCTTTTATTAGACACAGGTAATCTCAACGTTTTCCATCAGTCAATCGGATTAATGAATGGTCCCATCGCTGCGTAAGTAGTGATTGCAAACGGGGTGAATTGCTGGAAGCCCACTTTAAAAGGGTAATCAGCAGCCAAGCCAACTCACAAGTTGGAAGGTTCAACGACTAGAAGCCGAGAGGAAACTCAGTAATTTGCTTCCACGAGTGCCCCGCTTCCTGAACAAGGAAGATGAGATAGTCTCAACAACATCGATAGTAAAGATGTTGAACTAAAGGATAAAGAGCCTTTAGATAAAGAAATGCATTGACATTGTTGGATGATTACAGACGTTGGAGAGACAGAGTATTCGCAGACGAGCTGTTTAAGGCAGAAGCAAACGGTTTAGCATCAGACTCACAAGGTGGTTACTACTTCCCTGGTGGAGCAGCTAAAGCAGCTGGTAACCCTAAGTACACTTATGGTGCTGGTGTTTCCGCTAAGTTCGACGTTAAAACTGACTTACTTCAGGTAGTTAAGGACTTACGCAAGCGTAACGTTCCAACTTTTTCTGATGGGTACTACAGATGCATCGCTGATCCAACAGCAATGATGCACTTAAGGCAGAACGACGCATTTAGAGAGATTGCACGTTATGCAGGTAACGGCATGGTTAATCCTATGTCTCCTGAGCAAGCTCCTAACGCCAACTTCTTCCAAGGTATGGGTCCAGCTTATGGACAAGCTGGCTTCGTTGCTGGACAACCAGTGATGCCCACAGGATTTTTGTTCGAGGGCGTTAGATGGTTCGAATCAACCAACCTACCTGAGAAAACTATCAATGCAAATATCGCAGCTGACTCAGCAAATGCTGGTGCTGCTGATTACACAATTGCTCCAATGTTGTTCTTCGGACCACAGGCAGTTGGTGTAGGTATTGGTGGTAACAACGCACAGATTCTTCTTAATAACAA